CAACGGGTACGGGGGAAACGGCCATCCGTTCTCGGGCCATTGGTCTTTGTTCATTTACTTTTCCTAGCCTCGCGGCACAGTTGTTTGATCTCAATGCTGATGTCCGGGCTGAACTCAGCCAAGGCACAGTCCATCTTCTTGGCCTCATGCAGTGGCGGGTACATCCAAGCGCATAGAAAAATCACGCTCAAGAACATTACCGCCATGCAAATTAGTGCAAGCTCTTTAAAAACATCGTCCATGTAACTCCTTTGAAAATTAAAGTTCTTCTTTTGCTACCTGTCAGCAAGATAGTTGATCTACCTGTTGACAGGTCTGTAGTTTACTGTAGAATACTGACCGTCGTCAACACATTTTTTAAGAAAGTTTGAGATGGATGAAGCAAGACAAAAATTTGAGGCCTTGATTGAGGCCAAGGGCAGGGACGCACCTACGTGGAGTGGCACCCGGTACACAAATGACAACATTCAAACCTACTGGCGCTGGTTTTACCTGGGCTGGACAATGACAAAAGGAACCCCATGAAACCGATGAACCTTGCAGCCTTGGTGCTAGACCCACGACTGCAGTCTCGTGTGGAAATCAATGAAGACACCGTGTCTGAATACGCGATTGACATTGAGGCTGGCGATCAGTTCCCGCCTGTTACCGTATTCTTTGATAGCACGCATTTTTATTTGGCAGATGGTTACCACCGTTACTACGGACACAAGCGCGCAGGCAAGGTCAGCATCCAGTGTGAAATTATCAACGGCACCATCCGCGATGCAATCTACTATTCAACAGCAGTAAATTCAAAGCATGGCATGCGAAGGTCACGCGCTGATTGTCGTAAAGCAGTAATGACTTTGCTAAATGATTTTGAGTGGAGTATGAAGAGCAACACCGAGATTGCTAAGCACGTTGGCGTATCGGTTTCTTTTGTCTCCAACTTGCGAAATACAAGCGGCAAAATGCCAGACAAAATTGAATACATCACTCCCAGTGGCGAGACAAAGACCAAGTCCAAGCCAGCCGGCCGGCCAGCAAAACCAAAAGAAGAGCCTCCAGTCAAGCAAGAAGAGTCAGTCCCACCTGCTCCTGATTACAAGGCGCACGAAGAGCTTATTGAAACACTGACCAAAGAAAACGAAGAGTTAACGTACCGGCTTGCAGTTTCTGTTATAGAAGGAACAGACGAAGAGAAGCAAGCAGCCAGCGAATTGATTACCGATCTGAGAGAAAGGCTGCGCGTTGCTGAGATTGAGATTGTTTCGCTCAAAGGCAGTCGTGATCGCTTTCAAAACGAGTGTGCGCAGCTCAAAAAACAAGTGGCTGCGCAGCAACGCCAACTTAAAAAGTACGAACAATAATCCATTGCCCAAGCCGGTGGGCATGTGTACCGGCAGGAGAAATATATGCCATTGGAATTACGCAAGTATCAACAAGAAACTCTTGATGCTCTTCGCAAAGGGTTTGCTGCAGGCCATAACGCGCAGATACTTTACAGCCCAACAGGAGGCGGAAAAACGGAGATGGCCATTGCTTTGCTTGAGGCCACTATGAAAAAGGGCAACAGGTCAGCAATGATTCTTGACCGGATCATTCTTACCGACCAGACAAGCCAGCGTCTTGAGAAATACAAAATTGAGCACGGCGTCTTGATGGCTGGGCACTGGCGGTATCGGCCCTACGAACATATCCAGGTGTGTTCAGCGCAGACCATTGAGGCGCGTGGCAGCTTCCCTGGCTTGAGTTTAATGATTGTGGATGAGTGCCATGCCAAACGGGCGCAGACCATTGAGTTTATTAAGAACAACCCAGAAATTAAAGTTATTGGCCTGTCTGCCACACCTTTTACCAAGGGGCTTGGCGACACGTATACAAACGTGGTCAGCACTGTAACAACCAGGCAGCTTGTCGATCAAAAGGTATTGGCACCACTGCGCGTGTTCATTGCCAAAGAAATTGACATGACCGGGGCAAAGAAACTAAACACTGGTGAGTGGACCGGCAAAGAAACCGAGAAGCGCGGCATGCAAATCACCGGCGATATTGTGTCCGAGTGGATCAAGAAGACGCATGAAATATTTGGCAAGCCAGTCAAAACCATTGTGTTTTGCGCCGGGGTTGCACATGGCGCTGATCTTGCAAAGAAGTTTGCCGAAGAGGGTTACAACTTTGTCAGCATCAGCTACAAGGATGACGGCACGTTCAAGCAAGATGTGATCGAGGATTTCTCGCGGCCAGATACAGAGATTCACGGCCTGATTGCTACGGATATATTGACCAAGGGTTTTGATGTTCCTGATGTGAAGATCGGCGTGTCGGCACGGCCATTTAGCAAGTCATTGTCCTCACACATCCAGCAAATGGGGCGCGTAATGCGCAGCCACCCAGACAAAGAGTACGGTGTTTGGCTTGACCATTCTGGCAACTATCTTCGCTTTCAAGAGGATTGGGAAGAGGTCTACAACAACGGCGTGAGCGAGTTGGATGACACTCGCGAGAAGCCAAAGAAAGAGAAGACCGACAAAGAAAAAGAGGCGTCTAAATGCCCTTTGTGCGGACATCTTTGGCCAAGCAATTCTGACACTTGTCTCAACTGCGGACACGTTAAAGAGCGCAAGAACAAGGTGCAAGAAGTCGCTGGAGAAATGGAGGAGCTGGCCCCCAGCGCAAGCCGGGACGAAAAACAAGACTGGTATGGAATGTGCCACTACATGGTCAAGTACAGAGGCTGGAGCACAGGCAGAGCAGCCCACACCTACAAAGACAAGTTCGGCGTCTGGCCAAGAGGGCTTGTTGACACACCTGTCATACCCTCGAAAGACTTTGAAAAGGCGGTCAAGGCGGCGTTGATTCGTTACCTCAAAGGAAAGAAGGCGGCCTGATGGACTTCATTTCTTTTGCGCGACTGCACGGCATCATCATTAACCATGAGCCACGCATTGGCATGTGGCGTCGATATTCCACTGAGGACAAGCCAACCCACAAGAATGGCGCAGTGAAATTTATGGGTGACCATGCTTTTATACAAAACCATGCCACCATGACAGAAATTGTGGTCTGGAAGGCTGATGCCGATGCCAAGATCAACCACGAGAAAATCAGGCGCATCGCGCAGCAGGCAGACCAGGACATCAAGCGCAAGCAAATTGAAGCAGCCAAGACTGCGGCATGGATGCTGAAAGAAAGCCAGATCGCAACGCATCCTTACCTCGCAGCCAAAGGGTTTTCAGATGAACAGGGCAACATCTACGTGAAAGACGGCGTGCTTCTCATGCTTATTCCCATGCGAGTGGGTGCCAATTTGGTGGGCGTGCAAATTATTGAGCCAGAGGGCAAGAAGAAGTTTTTGTTCGGCCAACGCACAAGCAATGCAGAGTTTGTCTGGAACAACAAGGGCCCTCACGTTCTTTGCGAAGGCTACGCTACCGGCCTGTCAATCCGAGCAGCCATGAAGGCGCTGAAGCGGCGGTATACCCTGCACGTGTGCTTCTCGGCGGGAAACATGGAAAAGATAGCAGCCTCGCTGCCGGGGGGTTTTGTGGTGGCCGACAACGATTTGAGCCAGACCGGCTTGAACACGGCCAAAAAAATAGGGTGGCCGTATTTCATGCCACCCATGCCGGGCCAAGATTTTAACGATTTTGCAGTTAGTGTGGGTTTGTTTCGGTCAAGCCAGGCATTGGCCAAATCATTACCCTTACGGGCGCCACCATAGAACGTTGCAGGCAACTGCGATCAGGCACAGCAGGAATATGATGCGCTCAAGCTTTTCCCAGGGGGTTGAGTTCATGTCAGCTTCTTTGGTAGTTCAATCTCGTCACCCAACTTGGATGCAACGTAGCAGCGCATGGCGGCGATCAGGGGTGAGGGGCCATCGGTTCGAATGTTTTGTTTAAACCTTTGTGCTGGGTTCTTTGCCATCCCTGAGTTATTGGCCCACCATGTAGCCGACCAGAGTCCGGTTTTGACACAATGCACATCAAGCCCTTCCCGCTCAATGATCGGCCCACCATGTGACCAATCAGTTGAGTATTGATGTTCATCAAAATAAGTTTTTGTACCATCTGAAAATTCAATGCACCACTCCCCATTTGCTGCTTGCCATATGTCAATAGCCCCCTCGCATCTTGCCGCCGCCCAATCAAGGGCAGCGCCCGTCAGTTCATTTGTTTTCATGATAATCCTTAAAAGTCTTCGTCAACTTCAAAACCGCCTGCAATTAATGCGGCTTTGACTTTGCTCGGCAGCTCGGCCACGCCGTCGTAATCGGTCAGGCCAAGTCGGCCATCGGGCAGAAGCTCAAACCACAAGCCCCCGCCGTTCTCGTCACCCACCTTATCGTCCTCAAAGTATCCGTACAACTTGACCACATCCACTTCAAGCGTAAAGCCTGGGCAGGGGATTGGTTTGAATTGATATTCGTTTTTCATGCTTGCCTTCTTTCGATTAAAATTTCTGCAGCCAATCGGCACCGATCAACCTCGCAGCCTGAATCATTTGCTCATGTGTGCTAAACCGCGTGGACTGAATTAGCGCCAGCGTCAACGGGTTTTGAAACTCGGGAAACCCTCCCACTGACGGGGCCGGAGCGCTAGACTGACGGGGCCGGAGCGCCATATTCGCACTGACGGGGCCGCCCGCAATCCCCGCTGACGGGGCCGGAGCGCCCGCCACGGGCTGCTGACGGGGCCGGAGCGCCCTATTCATCACCTTCTTGCCTCCTGGCGGCCGGTGTCCACTAGTCGGCGGGCCTCGGCGCGGTCGTCTATTTTCTCGGCCTCCAGCATTGTTCGGATTGCTTGGGCTCGGGCCTGGGTGGCTGCCGGTGTCTTGGCGCGCTCGTATGCGTGCCCGGCGTTGATGTATGCGGCTTCGGGGTATTTCATGCGGTCATATCCTCGCGGGTTAATTGGGCGGCTTGGGCCTCCAGTGCTGCGGCTGCGTGCTCGTGTTGGTACATGCTCGCGGTGCTATTGTTTAAATAATCGCGGGATTGTGCGCGGTGCCACTGGGCCTGAATCCATAAAACGGCGGCTTGTGCGCCTGGGCTTTGCTGTGTGTCCATTGTGTTGGTTCCTATTGCCGGGACAATTCCCGCACCTAGCCCGCTGTCACCGGGCAGGCGCTGGCGCTGTCAAATTGTGCAGCATCCACAACACGGGGCATCTTCGCAGCGTCCGGCGCGGTTGCGTGTGAAGTGCTGAGGGCCGTGCTCGCCAAAAAATGTAATGGTGTCGGCGTCCGGTTGTAGTTCGGCGCGGCGCGTGGCCGTGTTGTAAATGATGGTATCGCCTGGATTGATTCGGGCACCGGTCCGGCTGCATTTGCCGGGGTAGCGTGCGGGCATGGTCTTGGTCATGGTTAGGCCTCTGGACAGTCTGGGTTGTGGCAGTCTTCGTTTTCGTCTAGGTCGTGGCCGCAAAAACCGCATGGCTCGGCCTCGGGTTCGGGCTCGTCTAGTTCGGCCTGATAGCGGGCCAATTGGCCCCTTAAATAGCTGTCCAGTCCTTTCATGCTGCCACCTGAATTGGGATCACCCGGCGGGCTTTTAGGTCGGTGGCGCGCGCCTTGGTGCCGTGGGCTCGAAACCCAATAATTTGGCGGCGGTCGGCCTTTTGGCATAACCCGCACAATGCACAAGTCATGTAATCCACAGTCTGCGCAGGGCAAACCAAAATCGGGCGGCCTTCTGGCGTGGTGGTGTGTTTTGGCGTGTCAATTGGCACAATGCAAACTACTGGTAAACCATGCGCGGCGAGTGTGTCGGCCTCTCCGGCATCGTCTGCGCTTAGGTTGACTGTAAACCCCCAGGCGGTTGCGTGTTTAGACCACTTAATCGCGGACCGGCTTTTTTTGTGGGTGTATGTAAACCCCTTGCGCCCGGTGTTGGCTGCCACTATTTCACCCAGGGCGGCCGCGTCTACTGTTTCACCTTCGCCGGGTAAGTCGCCCGCGATGTTGTGCCTCCAAAGCTGGCCGGGCTTCATTGCCTGGATAAAAGCAATTAATGCGCTCAGTTCTACGCCCCGGCGCGGTATCTTGTCCCAGGTCATCCGGGTGTGGAATCCCTCGGCATAACAGTCGTCCAGGTAGTGCGGGCATGATGGCGGGCATGTGTCGCGCTGGCTGTAGGTCACCGGAATGGGGCCGGTTTTCATGTTGGCGCTTTGTTTAACGGCTTGGTATTTCATGGTGTGGCCTTGTATGTTGAATATGAGCGAATAGGGTGCCTGCCGTTGGTGTGCTTGTCCGTGATTGTGTAAGGTGTGCCGGCCTTATTAAGCGCGCCGATTAAAAGAGAAAAATCGCAGTCTTCCTCTAAATAAGCGGTTTTTCCTCTCATGTAAGAATAGGCGCTTACCTTGTCGGCAATGCCCAGGGCGCGCAAAGCGTCGATTTTGCAGGCGGCCCAGCCGTGGCCGTTGTCGGTGTAGTAAATGATTTTCATGGCGTGCTCAGTGGGTGGGGTGGGCGGTAATATTCATCCGGGTGGATTCTTTCCCGGTTGTGGTGTGGGCGGCGATTAGTTGGCGGCTCGGTTTGAATTTGGCCGCTATCGTCTTCCAGTCGGTCCGGGTTGCGCCCTTGCATTGTGCGAAGGTGGCGCGATACATGGCCCCGGCGATTGTGGGCAGTCCGGCGGCTTCTAGTTCGGCGCGCAAGCGGGCGGCCTCCAGGCTGATAGCTTCGGCCTCGGCGGCCAACTGGCCCAAGCGGTCAACCTTGGCGGCCAGTGCATCGGCGGGGCTTGGCTGATAGCCGGTCAGGCCATTGGCCAGGATGGAATTCGTGAAGGCGTGAAAATCTTGGGGTGTCATGGTATAGGCTCCTTTTGGTTTAAAGTGTTGCGCGGTTGGCGAGTGCATCGGATATTTGGCCGGTGCGGTGCAGGCTGTCCAGAAAATCTACAAAAGCGCAGCGGGTGTCGGTGCAATAGTCGCGGCGGCTTTTATCCTCGCGTGTCCAGTCGCGCCCGGGGTATCGTTTGCGGTTGGCGGTTGGGTGTGCCTGCCAAAATGCGGCGCGAATTTGGGTTTGGTTGGTCATCATGTTTTAGGCTCCTTAGGTTGGGGTCCACTTGCAATTAAAAACGCTGGGATAATAGTTCCCGGCGTCCGTGTAAATTTTGCCGGTGCTGCTGGGCTTGTGTGGTGCCTGGCCGCCGGTTATGCGGGCCTGGTCACCCCTGAAGTCTTCTAATATTTCACCGGCTCGGACCGGCTGGCCGTTATGGGTAAGGGTGCAGGCGCGGCCTGCGTGGTCTGTGCTTTGAATCATGAAAAAAGCTCCATTAGTCGCGCCTTTGCTGCCTGGGCTGCCTCGGGCGTGGGGTTGTTGGTCAAAGTGCTGGCGGCGTGCCGGACTTCGGCCAAAATAAAAACGGCGTCAAACAGTTTTTGTTCTTGTTCGTTGGTCGTGAATTTTGAGAGTGCTTCGCATAAGCTGCGGGCGGCGTGTTCGGCATCAGTGATTTGATTGAAGTGCATGGTTCAGGCCTCGCACAAAATCAGGCATTCGGTCGGGTCTGGTTGCTCGGTCGTAGCGGTCCAGGCGGTGCCCAGTATCAGGGCGATAAAAACGGCGGCCAGGGTGCGGCGCAGTGTGTCGGTGGTTTTGTGTGTCATGGTGTTTTTTCCTATTTCGGGACAATTTCCCGCAAAGCCCTGACTCGCAAGGCTTCACGCGAAACTGTCAATAGCCGGCGGCGTGGTCTTCTAAGCCGGTTATTAGTCCGTCGAAATCTTCATCCGGTCCGAGTAGGTCGGCCAACGTGTGGACGGCGTCGGCGTCGTATTCGTCGCACAAACTAGCGAGATAATCGGCGCGGTCGGCGTAGCCGTTGGCGGTATAAGGGTTATGCGTGGTGGTCATGGTGCTGGGTCCTTTGGTTTAGTTGGCGAATCGGGCTGAAACTGGCATATAGCCGTATTTTTTCCACTCCATGCGGATCAACGGGCTATAAGTAATTTTGTTGTCGTTTGCAAAGTGCATTGCGCCATGGACTTGTGCCCTAATTGCGTAAATTTGTTTTTTGGTCATGGTGGTGGCTCCTTAGTATGTGAAACCGATAAAAACCGGCTTGTTTGCTTTGATGAAAATGGTCTGGCTTATATCGTCGGCCGCTGTGCATTCGTAAGCCTTGGCGCTGCGGTCGTATGCGCCCCGGATGTAAACACGGGCGGCATCGGCCTTGCGCTTGATGTACTCGCCTGGCTGGGTGGCTTTGATCGGTGTCTGTGTCATGGTGTTTATCCTGTCTGTTAGGTTGTGTAGCTCCTACCTGTTAGGTGCTTACATATATATAGCAGGGAAGAATCGTGCCAACTCTCGTAAGTTGTTGATTTATATAGGGGTGAAAAAACCCTAACAGGGTAAACCCTGCGGACAATGGTATTCTTTTGTGGTTTTGCTGGTCGGTCGGGCTTTGGCCTGGCGGTGGTGGTTTTGGTGGTCCTGGTGGTGGCCGGCCGTGGTGCCTTGCGTGCGGGTAATGGCGAAGCCTTGCAGTCCTTGTGCTGTTCCCTTAGAATCGCACCATGCAGAACACAACCAAATCACCGAAGCGGCTCACGCGCAAGCAAATCACCGAAGGGCTCGATACTGTGCCCATTTCCGCATTGCTCACCGGGAATAACCGGGAGTTGACGGCGAAACAAAAAGCATTTGCCAAGGCGGTGGCGCTCGGGTCTACTGGTGCGGACGCCTACAGAAGGGTCTACAGTGACAAGGCGAAACCCAAGATAGCCGGGAATGCCGCCAGCGTGCTTAAGCAGCACTCAGGAATTAATCAGGAGATTGAAGCGATA